TCTCAGCCGTAACAATATTACAGGATACAATTGTTCCTACCTTAAAATAGATACTTCTCGTGCATTTGACGAGGCCATGTACATACTTATGTGTGGCACAGGTGTGGGTTTCTCGGTAGAGGCTATTGATGTAAATAAATTACCATACATTAACGATCACTTTGGTGTATCAGAAAGATTAATAAGAGTAGAGGATTCCAAAGAAGGTTGGGCTAAAGCTTTACGTAAGCATATTGCAGACTTATACTTAGGAAGAGTACACTACTTTGATTACACAGACATAAGGCCTGCAGGGGCTAAGTTAAAAACAATGGGAGGCAGGGCTTCTGGGCCAGGGCCACTAAGAGAGCTTATAGATTTTACAACTGCTATGTTTAAAAATGCAGCTGGCCGTAAGTTAACTCCACTGGAATGTCACGATCTTATGTGTAAGATTGGTGAGATTGTAGTAGTTGGCGGTGTACGTAGATCAGCTATGATATCCCTAAGTGACTTAGGCGATCATACTATGCAAGGTGCTAAATCAGGTGCATGGTGGGAAAACAATGCTCAACGAGCGTTAGCTAATAACTCAGCAGTATATTTACAAAAGCCAGATGGTTTAACATTTATGAAAGAGTGGACAGCTCTTATCGAATCTAACTCAGGTGAACGAGGAATATATTCTCGCTACGGGGCTCAGGCAACCGCTCCTTCTCGCAGAGATTCTGATAAAATTCATGGGACTAACCCATGCGCAGAGATAGCGCTTCGATCAAATCAGTTCTGTAACTTAACAGAAGTTGTTTTGCGTAGCGAAGATACTCTTGAAACAATTAAAGACAAGATAGAGTGTGCAACTATTTTAGGTACACTACAATCTACATTAACTAACTTCCCTTATTTAAGAAAGATATGGAACACTAATACAGAAGAAGAACGCCTACTAGGTGTGTCTTTAACTGGTGTATGTGACTGTCCAGTCTTATTTAATGCCAGTGAAGAAGAAATACAAAAGTTACGTGATTATGCTATTGAAGTAAACGTAGAATGGGCTAAGCGTCTTAGCATCCCTGCGTCCACTGCTATCACTACAATTAAACCTTCGGGTACTGTAAGTCAACTTGTAAACAGTTCATCAGGAATACATGGTCGCTTCGCACCACACTATATCCGTACTGTACGAGGAGACAACAAAGACCCACTAACTGACTTTATGAAGCAGACAGGTGTACCGAGTGAACCCTGTGCAATGAAGCCTGACAGTACTACTGTGTTTTCTTTTCCTATCGAAAGCCCTAAAGGTTCTGTGATGGCTAATGAGTTGAGTGCCATCGAGCAATTGAAACTATGGTTGAAGCTAAAGCAAAACTGGGCAGAACACTCTGTGTCTATTACTGTATATGTTAAGGACACTGAATGGTTAGAGGTTGGTGCCTGGGTTTATAAAAACTTTGATCAGATTACAGGCGTATCATTCTTGCCTTATACTGAGCACTCGTATCAGCAAGCTCCGTATCAGCCTGTTTCAGAGACAGAATATAATGAATCACTCGCACAATTTCCATCACCAATCAACTGGAATGAACTCTCGCTTTATGAGCAGGAAGACAATACTGAAGGGGCGCAAACCCTTGCATGTACTGCAGGCGGTTGTGAAATCTAATGGAAAGTTACTCGCTGATGGCAGTAATGATATTATTAGACCGCGACCTTGGAAAAGGAAAAGGAAAGTAAATGCTAGACTACGGGCCTTCAGATTACGTTGTGCCCGTAGGAAGTTCAAACAGATAGGAATTAATTTAGAGGAATAATAAATGCCAACAATACCATTACAAAATTTAGGTATAAAGGGCTTGAACACAGATGTGCCGTCACAGGCATTATCTCCTGAAAACTTCTCAGAGGGTCTTAATCTAAGAGCCTTTGATGGTTCTCTTCAGGGAGTTCCAGCTTTTCCTACAGCGTTTGATACCAACACTACAGGCAGTTCAGCCCGTGATGTATTAGCAGTTACTCAGTGGACTCCTGTAGGTTCTAATCAATTTAACCTAGCTTACTTATACGATGACTCCGGTACTGTTAAGTTTCAAGTAGCGCAAGATGTTACTGCTGGGTTAGGTAGTGTATCTGGAGTTACCGCTACTACTAACTTGGATGAGAATGCCAGATTTGGTATAGATTTATTTGCTTTCAATGGTTTACTTATAAGCAACGATGGCATAAACCAACCCATATTAATACGAAACACAGGAACAGAGTCATCACCTACTTATGTAGCTCAATTCCTGGTTAACTGGTTTACAGGTACAAGTGCCACTTCTCAAGCTGCTGTTGCAGCCAGAGTTACTGCTCAGAGTATGGCTCAATACAATAATAGGTTGATAGCTTTAAACTTAAGTGGAGCCTACTTAAGTAATGAAAACTTAGGTAATGCCTCTCTAGCTTGGTCAACGCCAATCACAGATATAAACACCCTTGATGGTGTTACTTGGAAATACACTTCTACAAACACTGCAGGTGATGATATCCTTACTGAAACAGTAGGCGAATTATTAGATGCAGCACAACTAGGACCTTATCTCATTGTTTATAAAGATGATTCTGTTTACAGATATCAGGATACAGGTGCACCTCTTTTCTTAGCTAGTGAAATGATATTTGACGATGATGGTCTTTACAGCCCAGGTTGTTTTGAAGACATAGGGGGAGGTAGACACTTTGTCTTAGGTAATTACGGTATATACATACACGATGGTGGCTCTAATAAACAAGATATATCTCAAGGTAGAATACAGAAAGATATTTATGGTACAGTAAACCCTGCACACAGAGATAGAACCTTTACATTTAGAAACACTAGAGATAAAGAGGTATGGGTCTGTTACAGTGCTTTAAAAGAACATAATGGTTCAAATAGATCAGGAACCGGTTGTAACTTCGCTTATGTATACAACTATTCCACTGACACTTGGTACAAAAGAACTATTAATAACTTTAAAGGTATTACTGAAGGTGAAATTAATGGTGAAATATATATGTATAGGAGGTATTTTCTTATTAGGAGATGCTTTAGTAGCCACGGGTTTCGCTAGATTTTTAAAACAAGATTTAGGTAACCCCAACCTAACTAAGAGAATAACTGCAATATACCCTATGAGTACTAATGTTTTTAACACCACAGCTATAACTTCAAGTAGCTTGAATGATACTAATACTGTTGATGCTCAATTCAACTTAGCATTTGCAAGCAGAGATAGTACTTTTAAAAGAACTTTTGACCCCTCAGTAGGATCAGATTACAAAAAAGATTATAGGTTAGCTGGAAGATACTTTAATTTAGAAGTAGCTATGTCAGGAACTAATAATCCCAAATTAACAGGACTGGACTTAGAAGTAACACCTTCAGGTACACGATGATACTGCATTAGCAGGAGGAGTATTAATGCCTAACGTATTTATCCCAGCAGGGATCAAAGATAAAGCAATTAGAGATACTTTAATTGCTATTGTTAAAGGAATGAATGATACAAATGGGAATGTAACAGTAAACGCTGCACCCCCTAACTCGTCTGACCCAGGCGCATTAGGAGATATTATATTTGCTTCTTCTGATTCTTCTATTTGGGTATTTGATGGAGCCGCATGGTATAAGGGTCCGGTGGGACCTGCAGGACCTACAGGCTCTACAGGAGCAGCTGGAGCAACGGGAGCAGCTGGAGCAACTGGGGCAGCGGGAGCAGCTGGTACAGATGGAGTTAGATACGCAGAAGTAACGTTATATACTAACCCGACAGTAGCTAATGCTCCCTCTGCTCCTTCGGCAACTATTACTTGGGCAACAGGCGCTATAAGTTCTATAACCTCAGGTTGGTCACAAACACCCGCTACTGTTTCAGCTACTTCATCTAACTCAGTATATTCTTCTCAACTAATTTTTATAGATGCAACAAAACCTTTTTCAACTACTACTGTTACAGGTTCATCTCCCGTGAAAACTATTAACTTCACAGGAGCAGTTACATTTAGTAGTGGTGATTTCCTTGTAGGTGGATCTACAATTACTACTATAGATGGCGGAAATATTGCTACTGGATCTATTATAGCAGGTTCTTCCTTTAAAGTAGGTAACATTGCAATTAACAGTGGTGTTATTCCTGTATCTGGAGAAGGTATGGCTGTTGTTGGTGCAAATAATGCTCTTGCAACAGGTACAACCGCTGGTGATTTTGTAGTTGGAAGAACTAACAACTACTTATCTTGGGATACTTCAGATGGAGAGCTTACTATTAAGGGTTCTATTATCCAGGCCGACGATGGTTCGGTTGCTGGACTGTCTTTTGTTCAAGACATTCCTCCAACAAGTGCTCCAGTAGGATCTATATTTTACCGCACATCTACTAGTAAATACTATATTGTTTTATTAATAAATAATGTAAGAACCTTCAGAGAATTCGGTGGCGGAGGCAGTGCGGCAACTGATTTATTATTATCTGGATCAACGGTTTCACCTACTATAACAGGTATTCCTGGGACACCAACTAGTACTTTCACTTCCGGTACAGGAACTGTGGATATCTCAGCACTTGATGATGACGATTGGGTAGTTGTATATTCAGTTGGAGGAGGCGGTGGCGGCGCAGGCGCGTTCCGCGATGATAATGAAGTATCTGGTTCTGGGTCGGGATCAGGAGGAGGTGGTGGAGCTACTATTTCTATTATCTCAAAGTATGAATTAGGAGACACACTAACTTACTCGGTGGGTGCTGGGGGTCTTAAAAACAGTGCTTCAACTCAACCTAACCAGGGAATTCCAACAGCGCAAGGGCAAACCGGATCTCCATCAACTGTGACGAGCGGTACAGGATATAAGAATTTCCTATCTGCTCCTGGCGGCGGAGGTGGTACCGCAACGGGAGCAGGTACTGGCTCCGGTACTGGTGGTGCAGGTGGAGGCTCATCCTTCAGCTGGGTTGACGCAGATTTCTACTACACAAATGTTGTGGCAAAAGCTATCGTGGCTGGCGGTATCACTAACA